ACCTTCTGTAAGAGGTGTTGGATCGACAGCAAAGTTCTTGTAACGGAGGAAGTTCACACGAAGACCTGGTGCGACACCGAGTTCTGTCTTCTTAACTGCAAACTGTTCGAAACGAAGAATTGGCATTGCCTGGAAGAGGATTTCCTTCGACCAGATTGTCTGGATTGCTTGGTTCAGGCTTGAGTTTGAGCCTGAGTAAGCGGTTGGGGCTCCTGCGAGTTGTGAGGAACCTGTAATTGCTGAACCAGCCATTTATGGCAGTCCTTTCTTAGAGGTAGGTAATTGTCTGTTCGTTTGTAAATGTCTTGAGATAGTCGGCGGCTTTTTGTAAACGATCTGCATCGTCTCCCAAAAGACCTATACCTCTGTTGCAAGTGTCACAGAGCAATTGTCTGACCCTTCCCGTTTTATGGTCATGATCAACAACTAGTCTTTTTTCTAGAGTTCCTTCTGCATTACAGATGGCACATCTATTATTTTGTGACGCTTTCAACACTTCATACTCTTCACGACTTAATCCATAAGTAATCCGTAAGTTGCGTTCGAACTGAGTACGTTTTGCGTATTCGCGTTCTTTTTCAACGTTTTTCCAATATTGAATTTTTCGAATGTCTTTACGACAAGCCTTGCAGTAGTACGAAGTTGACTGCCTCTTTGAAGGAGGAATGTCCTCAATAGGTGAATGACCACCGCACTTTGGACATTGGATAGTAGTCATGACTATCCGAAGAGACCCTGGCCTCTATTATTGGCTGCTGTGCCAAGTAGTTTGGCGCGTTGCTTCTGATATTCCGCCATGTCCATGCCACGAATTCCTTCGGGCGTATACGATTGTTGTCCCATTTCGTTATCGAGAGGTCCTGAAGCAGGCGCCGTGATACGGGTACCTACCATCTGTTGCTTGCTTGCTTGAACTGTCTGCATCACATCTTGCATAATCCCTGCGGACTTATCTTTCAGTGTCGCAATACTCTGTTCAATTTCTTCTGGTGTATTACCGCCAATTAGGTCAATGAGTTGAGGCACGATTGAATCGCGCTCTTCCTCAAGACGCTGTGCACGGTAAGCCATCAAATCTTGGAACTTACGTTCCTGTTCTAGGAGAGCAAAAGCACGTTCTCTTTCAAGACGTTCATTCTCAAGTTGAGAATTGAATTCTTGCTCCTTCTTAGCGAGGAGTTCCTTAAAAGAAAGTTCTTTAACTTCCTTCTGCTTTGCTTTCTCTACTTTTTGCGCTTCACGTTCAGCCTGTCGTGCTGCCTTACGTGCGGCTGCTTCTTCGCGCTCCTTCTTAAGGGCGGCAAGTTCTTCAGCCATCTTTTCCATCTGTGGATATAACTTTGCCTTCTCCTGCGCACGAGCCTTTGCAAGGTCGTCAGCAGTAAATCCTGGCACGTTAGCCTCCACTGGTACTTCTTGAACTGGAGCAACTTCTGCTGCTACTGTGTCCGTTACTTCTTGATTATCGGCCATTATTGGTCACCTATTTTTCTTATGTCGTTGTCCGTATACCTTGCGGCGTGTCCCTTGGTTTCTTACGAGACTATTGCATTACAAAATGTCGCGATTGTCTCGATATACTCTGATATTTATCAGAATGCTAGTTGTCGTTGCGGTCAACGTTCCTTCGTTGCACCTGTTTGGTGCCGTAGGCGTCTTCCACTAACTGCTGACGAATTGCTCCTTCGGTTTGATCCTCAAGGCTTTCATTCATCTGTTGTTCTGGATCTTTAACACTTTCTGGTGTTTCTGGGCCCTGGATTCCGTCACCCATGATGTCACCATCGCCAAGTTGTGTTGGCTGCATAGGGATAGCAGAGGTGCCATCAGGACCAGGCATCATGCCAGTCATATCCATAATCTGCTTCTGGATCTGAATCTTAAGAAGTTGTAGGGCGCCATCGGCCTTAGCATCTTCCTTCAACTCATCACGAATCTCGCGCAATTTCTCCTCTGGGAATTCTTCTCCTAGAGTACGGAGAGCGCCTTCCTTAGACTCAAGACCAGCGGCCATCTTTGCCTGCACTTCGTTCAAGACGATTAACTTGTCAAGAGGAAGTGGAGGTGGGAACTGCACATAGTTTTGGTATGTGATTGGGTCATTAGGATCAAGAACAGGAAGTTGGTCTGACTTGAGTGGGCCATCAACTTCTGGGTTGTAGATAAATGTTTCTGGCTCTTTGAGTGCCAAGTTACGGAGTACGAGTTCGTTGATGCGCTCGATACCCTTTCCGTATTGAATGACCTTCTGTGAGTAACGATTCATCAATGGCTGGTATTGAATGCTGAGAGCAACACCTGAGGTGTTAGAGATTGGCTGTACTTGACCAAGAGCAGTTTCTGGAATGTTCATGATCTCGTGCATAGAACGCTTAAGAAGTTCTAGATACTGGAGAGCGCCGTTGATACCCTCAGCACCACCATCAAGGTTAAATACCTGAGCATCTTTTGGAAGGCCGCCCCATACCTTGCTTGCACCCTTTTCAAGGTTTGATGCCTTTGCACCAATGATCACTGTTACTGGTGCTGCATGGTAGTTAATGATGTCAGCAACATCTGTAGCAATTTCATTGTATGTGCGGTTGATTGTGATGATGTCTTGGCAATCAGCAAGACCCCACGGAGAACCTGTAACAGGAATATTAGGAATGTGTACCACTGGAATAAGGCCTAGTGGATTTGGGCGAGAGTCAATCAACTCATCGTTGATGTACTCCTCGATCATGTCATCGGTCAAGATTTCAGTGTAGGTAAATACCTGACGTGTTCCTTCTAGTGATGTACCCCAGAAACGATACTTCTGCTTAAAACGAAGTAAGCGTGTACGGTCATGAGGGTGGAACTCTGGAAAACAAAATGAAGAGTTCATCGGCAGAATGCGAACACGACCAGGATGGAAATGACCAGCAGAATCTGTCCAGGCTTCTTCGTAAGCAACCTTTACAAAGCAGTCACCTGTAACTCCACCTTGCTGCGCCATTTCAAGAAGGACACGCTCTTTGTCGTTGTCTACTTCCCATACGCGCTCTAAACGATCAGGAACAATTGCTTCTGTTGCTTTAGGGCTGCGAAAATTAATGCCTTTACCAAAGGTAAAACGAGCAAGATAATCTGTAAATGCGCGATAGTAATTCATCGTCATCTGTGCTTCGCCAGTTTCACGGCGGTAGCCCCATTGATGACCTAAGTACATCGCAAAGTTAAGTGAATAGCGGTTTAAGCGAGGACCGTGGACTTCAAACTCTTCATCCGCAAGTTCTACTAATCCCAGTGGGGAAATAGAAATAGTTAAGTCAGATGATGCCGCTCTGTACGATGGCGGGGAGAAGTCAAGATATGACATTACTTACCTTTATTCTTTTCTTCTTTTTTCTCAACTGGCTTACGCTTTTTAGCCTCAAACTTTTTTTGAGCAATCTTTTGTTTGCGATCTTTTTCGTGTGTTTCTACAAATTGACCGCCAAGTTCGATGTAGTGCTTGTGCACCCATGCGCTGGCTCCAGGAGATGGGTAGGTAGCGTATTTAGCGCGTGCTTGAGCAATAACCATTTGATACAACTTTGGATTTGCTGGCTTTTGCATTTTATCTCCTCCCTGGATAACCCGATAGCCCCCACACTAGTGTGAGGGCCAAACGGTGTCTGTCTAAATTAGTCGTTAACGACTGTTGCAGATTGACGCTGTGTGCGTCCACCTGAGCGAGCAACTGTTTCGATTGTTGCTGCTGAGTAGTCATTCATTGTGCCGTGTGCAAACTCACCGAGGAATGTTGGTGCTTCAACCCATGAGGCTGATCCAACGTGAGCACGCTCTGCCATTGTCTCAGCAGCGGTCTTCTCCCATACTGGAGCGTTGCGGTTTGGACGACCAGGTGCTGTAGCAGCGCCCTGCATCATTCCCTTCTGAAAATCATTTGGAACGTCTGTATCTGTAGCGATACCCTCTTCGAAGCGGAGTGGGCCACGACGTGTTGCGTTGCCTGCACCCTTCATCTCGTATACCTGAGGTGCACGCTCTGGAAAGCGTGGTGCTGGTGAAATTGTCATTATGACTCCTTAAGGATGTAAACGGAAAGGCCTTTTCCTAGTACATAGTTTCCACCCTTTTTACGGGGTTTTGTTGTTAACTAAAGAAAGGATTGGATGAGACCAATACTTCTGGCATGACAAGTTCTTGGGTAAGACTGCATGCAATTGCTAGAGAGTCTGCAAAGTCATCATGAGCGTAGGTTTCATCAGGGGCAGCGGCTGAAAAGTTAGGGCCCTTAAACTGAACTTCTAAGTCGGTCATCTGTTGGTAAAACCGCTTCCACACACGCAATCTACGAGTTTTTGCATGGGCAGGCCACGTAATGAGTTTGCGTTGAATAAGTGCCTGTAGATGCTTCCATCTCTTTGATTGCTCTGATTGGCTAGAGGTAAGGGCTACAACACGAGTACGAGGAAGTAGCAAAGTAAGGCGTTGGGCTACCGCGTCACCAACACCGTTGCCATCAACTCCAGCAACAAGGACATCGTAGTTAGATAAGAAATTGACTATCTGGAAGTACTGCTCTTCCCAATCCGCTCCTTGTATTTCTAACCAGTTCAATACCTTATGTTCAAAGTAACCAAACTCATCAGGCCTATCCCAGTCAACCCACACAACCGTAACCACGGTTGAGTCCGTCTTACGCGCTGGGTCAATACCAACAACGACAGGAGTTTTGTGCCAGGACTTAACTAACTCTTGAGAAGTATCTCCGAGTTCATCCATAATGGCTGAGGTAACAAACATACCTCTCTCAAGAAGCCACTTACAGTTGTAAGACATTTGAAACTCATCAGAGTCCTCACCAATACGAAGCATCTCTTTGCGGATAGAGCGTTCGTAGTTAGGGTTGTATTTAATGACATCTTTCCAGTCCCATTGGAAGTGGTTCTGCCGAACGTTACGACCAGTCTGTCGACGTTTGTTTAACTGGATGGCTTTGTAGAAGTTGTTTTTGCTTGTTGTTGGTGTTCCTGTCTTTACCATCGTACCCGCGTAGTATGCAAGCATTGGAGAGATCGACTTAGATACAACAAAGTCATCAGCCTCTTGACACTCGTCAATAACGATGAGATGGAACGATTTAGATTCAATCTTGGCTCGTGGGTTTGCAGTCATCATCGTAATACTGGAGCCAGATTTAGTAAGTTTAATTTGACGAGTTACACCACCAACACGAGCAGCCTTATCGTCAATCTCAACATCGTTTAAGATTTCAAGGGCACGCTCAGAGGTCAAACGAGTAACAGCACGGCCAAAGAGTGTTTCAGCCTGTCCTTCAGTAGGAGCGAATAGCCCAACCATTAATCCATCTTTAAATTTTCCAAGAAGATCAGGGTATAACTTTGCAAGTCTTGGAAGTAGGATCATCAAGGTAACAACGGTATCAGCCACTGTTTCTGATTTTCCAGACTGACGAGCAGCCAATGCTGTGATTTCTTCTGCGTCATTAATAATGACAGATTCCATGATGCGACGAGCCAAAGGTTTTTGGTATGGGTGCAAATCATGTCCAACAAGTTCTTTAAGAAAGAGCATGATCTTGTCGATTAATTTATCGACAAACTGTTGAGAGAGTTCGTCTAACTGCTCTTCAACATAGTCTTCTGCTGGCTTCTCTTCTTGCAAGAAAAACTCAGGATTAATCTCCTCAAATTTTTCGTCATCAAACGGTTCTGTGGTCACAGAGAACGCCGTTCTAATTCTTGAGCAATAGCGTAAAAGACCTCGGCACCTAGTTTGACTTCACCCAGATCGTCTTTACTCTGAGTCCTTTGCCAACTGGAAATATGTTTGCCAATCGTAAACATCGACTGCTCCATCCACGCTACTAAGTCGGGCGTAGAGATCATCGAGACTCTTTTCTCGATCCGACTTTGGGGGCGGTGTCCATCCCGCTTCTTCCGTAAATTCATCTTCTGTCACAATCCTTAGTCCGATAAGTTTGTCAACTTCAACTGCGTCTGTTTGTCCAGTCCATCTTCCTAATACTAACGCTCTGTATCTAGGAAGTCTTACTATGAGGGGATTAGCCGTCCTATACGGGGCTTCTGTCTCTTGAGTCCAACCACGGGTAATGATCTGCTTATTCCACTGGTATGGGAATTTGGTAACTTGTACAAAGTGTCGTGGTCCGATTTTATGCGTCTTTGGCATTTCTGCTTCCTATTTAAGTGGTCGTATGTACTTCTGGTTAACCGATGTCTTACCCTTTTTAGTGGTGCCGTACTTCTTGCCATAGTGTAACTGAGATCCACGAGCAAACTTATAGAAGGCTTTGCGAGCAGTAGCAGAGATAGAACTCTGGTCTGCTACCCCACGGGGTTTGAAGTCTAAATACTTGTAGATAAATTGGCCCTTAGATACGCGAGCCTTAAATGCAGTCCATTCTGATGGGGTGACTTCATAGTAGTTGTACAGAGTTCCATCACGAAACATCACTGTGATTTTTTCTTCATCCTCATCATAGCCAGCGGCTACTGTACGAGGGCGGTCAATATTAGTTGTTGATGTTGGAACCACGGTCAAAGGAGCAGGAGAATCGTCTTCATCAAGTTGGGCTCCATATGAGCCAGGAATCGCGGGGTTATCTTCACCCTCTGTAATGTCTTCCCACTGTCTTTTGTAGGATAGTTCTGCAGGAAGTCCTGCCATGTTGTTATATGTTGCACCGTTTGTATCGTAGTACTTAACGATGTCTTTCATTCCAATGATCTCTTTAAACTCACCAAACTCGCCAAGAGAAGAAGCGGTTGGTGCGCTTTGAAATGGGTTTTCTACTCCAGTAACTTTTGCAATACCAGCAGTCTGTCGGGAACCAAAGCCATACATAGAGCCTAACTGCTCTAGTGGGCTGCGTAGTTCCCCAGATGATGGCGTAGCCACACGCGTTTTGCGTGAGGAACTACCACCACCTGAGGGACGACGACTAGGCATTTATATTAGGATGCTGCTGCCCAAGGAGTTACGTTCATTGCTGTACCTGCTGCACGCTTCTGGCCTGCTGCAATGCTCTGAGCCTTAACAGTTCCTGCAACACCGACAACTGTGCCTGAAAGACCAGTAAGTGAGAGTGTTGTTGTAGTTGGGGTTGCCACTGTGAAGGTGTTAGTTGCGTTGTCAACAACTACGTATGTTCCGTTTACAGTTGCGTCAACAGATGCGATTGTAACCTTAGTTCCAATTGCATATGCTGCACCAGCGCCTGAAGCAGTAAGAACTGCTAGACCGCCAGAAGCGCGTGCGGCTGCTGTAACTGTCTTAGCAGCGTTTGTTGCTGCTGTAGCAATTGTTGTGTTGAGTTCAAGATCACCGAGAAGTGTTGCTGCATCTGTTGCTACAGATCCAAGTACGTTAGGTACTGTGATGTAGTCAACTCCAGCAGTCTGTCCACCTGCGGTGTTTGGTGTGTATCCAGGGTAGCCATTCCAGCCATCCTCGACAATGTTGTGTGAGTCGAGGGTATAGTCAAGGAGACTTCCACCGTTCTCTGCACGAACATCGTTTGGTTGCATAGGGAAGTTACCCCACACAAAATCAACTGCTACGTTCCCTGCTGAATCAACAAGGTGACCGTTTGTATTAGTAGCCATTTATTTCCTCACAATCATGATTGGTTAGTTCAGCCTCTAGAAGTACTTCTCCGCAGTCGCGACATCTGAAGAAGCGTGTTTTGTCTAGTCCGACGTGTAATGAGTCCGCGTGTGAGTCCTCGTATGCCATCCGAGGTTGGGCTAGAACTTCAGAAGGAAACGGTCCTTGAGGGCTGTGCGCTCCTGATGGTACAGCATGTCCCTGTACCGCGAACTTGCGAATGACCTTCATTATTCTGAAGGTGTTGCTGGCGTTGCCTTCTTTGTTTTCGCCTTAGGAGCGAGTGCTTCTGTAGCAGATGCTGCTTCTGCAGCATATTGGTCTGTTGTACGCAAAAGACCAGCAATCTTACGAGGCTGTAAAAAGCGTGGAAGATGTGGCTCACAGTATGGAATTGACTTCTTTTTACTGATGTCATAAACATACATCGCATTTGAATCGCAGTTTGCACATTTCATGGGTATTGCTCCAATCCTAGGCGTACATCATATCCGCCAGTCATTGGTCCTGGGCGTGATGGGTCGGGAAACATCCCGTCAAGTTTTGCTCGTTGTTCAGCAGGAAGATCTGGATGATTTGCTACTGCTTGAGCCCTACTCCAGAACTCTGGAGGATACATTCCAAAATTACGAAGGATCTGTCCTTGAGTCTTTAAATTAGGATGGGCATTTGAACGAACTGCAAACTCTAAGATTTTACGATCGATTGTAGTAAGAGGTGGAGTCTTTGCATTTACTCCAGCATTAAAATGCTCGTAAGAGTTATCGTCTTTGCTTACTTGGCCAGCCATTGTTACTTCTTTTTAGGCATGGTTCCTGGAGCAGTTGGCTTAGCGCCGCGTGGCTTCACAGGGACAGGGTTAACTTTTGCTCCAGTAATTGGATGAATTGCTGTTTTGTTCTTAAGTGTTCCTGGCATTGGTGCTCCTGTAGTTGATGGGTTTATTGGTCCGCGCTTACGATACCCAGGGATTGGTGCCCCAGTGTTTTCTGGAGTTGGTGTTGCCCTGTGTACGACCTGCATCGTAGAGGCTTCGTTTAGTTTATTCTGCGCATACTTATCATGCTGTGCACGCATATTTCGGTAACTTGTTCTTTTGCCACTAGTAAGGACGTCCTCGATCTTATTGACTGCCCAGTCTCCTGGGTTGATTGATGCGACGCTCATAGGGCTATCTTCCCCTAGTTTGTTGCTGGAGTCTCTTTATTTGTTAAGCAATTTTCAATAGTAATCAGGCGCTCGCCCATCTCAACAAATGCCTCAAGCATTTTGTCTTGAGTCTCAATGACCTTTTGCTGGTTTTCATAAAGTCGATCAACTCGGTCTTTAACAGTGGTAAATCCACCATTGCGGCTTAACTCGCCATCCATACGGTTCATGCGCTCCATGATTCCTGGAATAGCGGCACGACCTGGTTCCTCTGGGGTGCCTTCCCAGTCACGCTTAAAGCGTTCCATCCACTCAGTAAACTCTTTGAGTTTTTTATACGCTGGACGCAAGAGAACCCCCAAACTAATAAGAGCACCAGTGACAATGCCCAAAGAGGTAAAGAACGTTGTCACTGGTGATACTCCTTAATTACTTACTTTGATGCGCCAACACCAAAGGCTGTGTCCTTTGGATTGAGTGCACGGAACAATGGGCCTGCTACTGCACCTGCTGCTGCCATACCGATCGACTTAGCATCGGTGTGACCTGCAAGGTACATACCAAGTCCTGCTGATACTGCTGTACGAGCGTATGAGGCAACGATTGCCTGTAATGCTTTTGCGTTCATGTTTCTCCCTTGAATTGCCCTCGCCTAATTGTTTATTATTCTTTTGGGTTACGCAGTCTAAGCGTGATGATCCAAATAACAAACGAAATCAAGGTTACCTTGCCAATAACAGTCTTTGCAGAACCTGTTAATACTAACCAAGCAGAGAAAAGACCAACAAAGGTCCAAATTTCACTGAAAAAGTCGGCTGATACATCTTTGCAGAATTGCCATGCTTTTTTCATTATTTACCAAACTTCCTTCTCGCTACTGCTGCAACTGCAACAGTAAGTACCAAGATTTTCTTGGCTTTCTTTCTAGTAACAGGAGACATGTCGTTACCGATATTTGCCATAGCAACAAATGCGTGGTTTATTGCTTGTGCTCCAGGAACTGCTGCTATTGCTCCTGTTACTGGTGTTTCAATAACTGGAACAGCAACATCAGGTGCGTTAAATGATGTGCCGCCTGGTTGTCCGATAAATGTGTCCGCAGTAGTAATTGCCTCTGGAGGAATGGGAAGACCAGATCCTGGAGGTGGTGCAGGAGGAGTTAATTTTCCATCTTCTTGAACGACTTGTGGTGCTGATTGCGTACCAAAGAATTGAATTCCACCGTTTTCAACACCAGTCACGTCTACTTGCACGTGAGCAACAAGAACTTCTGCAGGAGCAGGTTTAGGGGTGCTTACAGGTAACTGAGCGGCGCTGTTAGGGACAATGCCAATATCTTTTAAAGCCTGGATTACAGTAGGAGCCAAGTACTTCTCTGGAGCAACTGCAGGAACATATGTTTCTGCTGTAGTCTTATCCGTCACTACAACAACAGGAGGTGCTGGTGGAGGAGTTGGGGCAGGAGTTGGAGTTTGAGTCTGCTTGGCCGCATCAGCAGCAGCCTTGGCAGCGGCTGCATCCGCAGCAGCCTTAGCATCAGCAGCGGCTTTATCAGAGGCGGCTTTATCTGCGGCTGCTTTATCCGCTGCAGCCTTATCTGCCGCTGCTTTTGCATCTGCAGCAGCCTTATCTGATGCAGCCTTAGCGTCTGCTGCAGCCTGTGCATCCTTTGCTGCCTGTGCCGCTGCAGCGTCTGCTGCTGCTTTAGCATCAGCAGCGGCTTGAGCATCTGCTGCGGCCTGTGCGTCTTTTGCTGCTTGTGCTGCTGCTGCATCTGCTGCAGCCTTTGCATCAGCGGCGGCTTGAGCATCTTTTGCTGCCTGGGCATCAGCGGCTGCTTGTGCAGCAGCGGCATCTGCTGCCGCTTTTGCATCTGCTGCTGCCTGTGCTTTAGCAGCGGCTTGTTGTGCAGCCAGTCTATCTGCTGCAGCCTGTGCTGCTGCATCAGCAGCGGCTTTATCTGCTGCGGCTTTTGCTGCGGCTGCATCCGCAGCGGCTTTAGCGGCAGCAGCATCAGCGGCAGCCTTGTCAGCAATGGCTTGTTGAATAGTTGTAGTTGATTGAGCAAGAGTTGTTGATGCTGTATTAGCCTCCTGAACCGCTATATCTGCTGCAGCATTTGCTGTGTTGACATCTCTTGTAGCAGTTGCTTGTGCTACCTGTAAAACGGTTTGTTGTACTGCAAGGTTTGATTGCGCATCTGTTAAATCTTGCTGAGCAAGTGTTAAATTGTGCTGAGCAACCATTAAATCAGATTGCGCTTGGTCGTAAGCAGCCTGTGCGTCTGTAATTGCCTGTGTTCCAGCGGTAAGATTGTTATTAGCAGCGCAGTATTCATCCCACGCAGTATTACGGATTGCTAATTGAGCATCGTATGCAGACTGAGCATCAGCAACAGACTGAGCAGTGGTTTCCACTGTTGCCTGTGCAGTTGTCAATGTCTGAGTGGCTGTGCTGAGAGTGGCTTTAGCATCTAAAACAGTTTGTTTAATAGGGTCAAGTGCAGCAACTGCTGTAGCAGCAGCCTGCACTAATACTGGGTCTTGGGTAGTAGTTGTAGTACCAAATGCAGTAGCACCAGGAGTTGTAAAGTACCCAGTTCCATCTGCGTTAGTGATGCCCCAACCAAGAGTTACTCCAGCA